TGAAATTAACTCCTGATATATTTTCAGAGTCTAAAAATATCCATCTTCTGTTGTGAAAACTCATAATTATGTAAATCTATTTTTTGTTGCGTTGTAATTTCTTAATACTTCTGCTGCTGTTAATGCTTTGTTGTATACTCTAACTAGACCAACTTTACATGGCAGAGACGTTAAATTGTCTCTATTAGCTATTAAAAAGTTTGTTCTAGTACCTTGAGTAGATAAATTACCTTGAGCTGTACCACTTGTACTATCTACAAAAGATCCATTTCTATAAATTGTAACGCTATTGCCACCAGAGTATACTCCCACGTCATGATACCAAGTATTCAAAGTGGGGTAAGTCCATGTAAGGTTCCTACCTGCTGAATAATTAGAAGTACCACTAACAGCAAATCCCCAGTTACCAGATCCTCCTTGACCAATAGAAAATCCATTATATGGAGAACTAGCTTTACGTTCAAACAAACCGCCACGACCACCATTACCAGTGAGTTGATAAATAAATTCAACAGTAAAATCTCCCGTGTCTGGAGTAACAGACCCACAATCAACTTTATCATCACTACCATCAAAATCTAAATAACTATTAGTAACAGGCATTATTACTTGGCCATCCCTGTAATGACTAACTCCAGTGTTCGTTCCGTTTACTAATGTTCCGTCATTACTATTACCCGATCTATCTACCCATCCGTCAGTAGCGGAACGATCAAAAGACGGTACTGCATAGGCTTTATTGTTATAATTTAAACCGCATATATAAGCCTTTTTGCTACCTAACACCCCAGTGTATGCTGCATTGATATTAAATCCTACAGCACCAACCCAACCTCCACTACGACCATTAAAATCCGCAGCACAAAAATACCAACCATTACTTAATGGTGCTAATAAAGCTAATTTACCAGAAATAGCCGATCCAGTTTGAGTTACTGTAGCAGGGGATTGAGTAAAATCAAACGTAATAATAGGATTACTATCCCCTAACATCCCTATTTTAAGATTATTAATATCACTTGTTACAGGTTTAAAATAAAAAGATATTGTATGATTACCAGTTTCACCTCCTCCCATACGAGATAAATGATGATATCCATTTGTTCCTGATTCTTGTATTAAGGTAGCACCAGTACCGATAGGAGTTTTAATAGTAGAATCATATGATTTAGATAATCTTGTTGGACTAGATGTCCATTCCCCATTATAAGAATAAGAAGTACCAGTATAATCATTTGTATCTGAATTCAAATTGTTCGCAGGTTCACCAGCATACGACTTAGCATCATGTGCATCCAAACACAATACTAACCCATCAGTAACTATTTTTCCACCGAATCTTTGAGCCATATCTTATTGTATATTACACTTATTAAGCGTTTTTTTCTAATTTAGTGTATTTATTTTTATGCTAAGAAATATATTTACTAGTGGAAAGAGTTTATGGCATTATTTTAAATTAGTGTGTTCTGGGTGTTATCGAAGACAAGTAAAAAAACAAAAAAATCAACAACAAAAAACGTTAAGCGAATTAATTTTAAAAGATAACCTTTTAGAAGCAACTTGCTTAATCAGTAAAACTGATTCTAAGGGGAACATAACCTATGCAAACGATAAGTTTTTAAAAGTAGCAGGTTATACTTTGCAAGAGGTTATAGGTAAAAATCATAACGTTGTAAATTCAGGCTATCATCCTAAAAAAATATGGCAAGATATGTACAAAACAGTTATTAAAGAAAAAAAGATATGGTATCACCCGTGCGTAATTAACAAATCTAAAGATGGATCATTGTATTACGTTAAATCTTGGATTCAAGCAGAGCTTGATTTAGATGGGCAACTAAAGGGCTTTATTAGTGTAAGGCATGATATAACCGATTTAATTCTTCAGCAAAACGAGATAAATAGTAAGAATTCATACCTAGAGCATGCTGCAAAAATATTGCGTCATGATATGCATAGCGGAATAAATACTTACATACCTAGAGGAGTATCATCTTTAAAAAGAAGATTAAATGATAAAATTATAAATGATTTAAGGTTGCAAACTCCTTTAAAAATGATAGAGGAAGGTTTGCGTCATACACAAAAGGTTTACAAAGGTGTTTACGAGTTTACTAATTTAGTAAAACCTGAAGCGATCCTAGATAAAAAACAATATGATTTAAAGGTTATATTGAATGATTATCTAGTCAATACAGCTTATAAAGATCAAGTTTTAATAAATGATTTACCTAAACTAAAAGTCAATGAATCTTTATTTTGTACAGCTATTGATAATTTAATAAGAAATGGCCTTAAGTATAACGATTCTGCTAGCAAAAAGGTTGAAATATTTTACAGTAAAAGCACTCATGATTTGTTTGTAGAAGACAACGGAAGAGGTTTAAATCAAAAGGGGTTTGAAGAATTAATGGGTGCTTATACTAGAAAAAAAGGTCAAAAAGAAACTGGATCGGGGTTGGGTTTAAATATTTGCGTAGAGATATTGAAACAGCATAATTTTAAAGTCTCATGCGAAAAGTTACCGGAACCATATTCGGGCACTAGGTTCAAAATAAATTTAGGAGATATTACCGATTACAACAAAGATATAACCGAATCAAAAAATACAAAGGGTTAGTCTCTCAGTTAAATATTTGGTGTATATTTTACAATAGTGGATGTGATTGAGTCAATATTATTAGTAGATGATGAAAATTTATTTCATTTAGTTTTTGAAGATGCATGTAGTCTGCTAGATATTACTTTAAATTTAATGTCTATAGATAACGCTGATGCAGCAGAAAAACATTTTGAATCATTAGTGAAACAAAATAAAACTAAACCTGATTGCATTTTTGTTGATCTCAATATTATTGGTAGCAGTTTTGACGGTATAGAGTTATGTAGGAGAATCAACTTCGTTCATGGTGATGGAGTTGTTATAGGAATCATATCAAGTTCTAATGACGAGAAGGAACAAGCCAAAGCTGTAAAAGCTGGAGCTCAATTTTGGATTATCAAATCAGATGAAATTGAACCCAGATTAGAGGAATTTGTTAAAGATTTCGAGGGGTATAAGGAGCGCACTGCGCCCTTCAAGGTGTATCGATGATAACATTAAACAATGAAATAGAAAAGCAATTAATAAAATTAGCCGCCGAAAAAAATATATTTTTGGAGGGTAATATCTCTAAATTAATAGTCTCACAGTCTAGTACAGATTTTAGCAGCTATATTCAAGATTGTATCAGTAGAGATAAAGAAAATCGTAGAAAACGTCTTGAAATAACAAAAACCATTCAGCAACAAAATAAAGAACTTACTGAATGGAAAGCTCATAACGAAAAATTAAATAAAGATCTTAAATTAGCTTTAGAAGCTTCTGAAAAAGCAAAGCAGACTGTGGAGAATGACTTAGACGTTCTTCAAAAAAGAATTCAATATGAATTAGTGGGTAGTATTGTAAAAGTTGCTTTATGGGTTATTTGTGGCGTTGGAGTGATAACTTCCATTCTTTTTGCTGCTACTTTAATATTCGGTATTGAAAATAAAACCGTAGAGTCTTCTTGGAGTAACATGTTTAGCATTTTGCTTACCAATAGTTTTAGTATTGTTGGTACTATCATGGGGGTAAAATATGCATCAGACAAAAAAGGGCGGGGACGCAAGTGCGAATGCGATTACTAAAAAAGCGGCCCCCGCTACGCAGTGACCGCTTTATAGTTTTACTTATTTCTAATTAGAAATTCCATCGAACACCAGCAGAAGCAGCTACGTCTCCCACAAACTGTTCTGTTGCGAAGTTATAATTAACAACATCAAAGTTATTATCAAACCAACCAACTTGACCAAAAACTTCTAATTTATCCCATAGCATCTTTGATGCGTCTAGTTTTACGCTAGCAGTTTCGTAGTCAGTCATCTGGCCATATTCAACAGAGGGGGTTAAATTAAAAACCCCAAATACATCAAAGCTCTTCTTTAACCCAACAATATAACCCTTTTGGGAATACCCTGTGTTAGCTACGTCTAAATCATAAGTGCCAACTACATAAGGAGTGATGTATTTATTGTTTAAGGCTAGAGTCAATCTGCCTTCTGTGGAATTTGCTCCTGCTGCGACTTGATGCTGAAAAATTTGAGCATCGCCTCTTAAAGAAAAACTTTCGAATAGGTTAATAGCTTTTCCTGCCCCAACGTTTGCATGCAATTCGTCAAGCCCTGATCCAGCGTCTAAAACGACAGCTCCAACGTAAGTGTTGATGCCAGAATATTCAGTGCCGATATCAACTCCAGCGAAGGCCTGAGAGCCTGTTTTAGCTAATCCGTTTACGATATAGTTTGAAGTGTATCCAGCATTAACACTAGCTTTGAGTTTTGATTCTCCGTCAGCCACGATACTAGCTGACACAACAATACTTAATAATGATAGTATGAATTTGTTCATATGTCACATATATTACACTCATTATTTTTTTTTTCAAGCTTTTATTTGAATAAGAGTTTTTTGTGTAGAATATATATATGGCACAATTAAACGCAAATACCCCCTATATAGAGTGTTTTATTAGAAATTCTTATATTTTTGACAATGATGATGAGGGGTTAACTGAAGGTTATATATTTGGTGTTAAGTCTATGATAAATAGGCCTTTACATTTTCATTTTCAATCTTGTTTGGGTGCTATTTTTTGGCAAATGCCGATATCAGCTTTTGCTAGCGACGAAAAATATGATAAAATATCAGAAGACGAAGAAAAACGTTTATCTATTTTGCAAACTTGGGATTGTCAGGCTAATAATATCGCTGTTACGACATTTTCGTTTTTACAAAATAAAAGAGTTGATGTCTTTTGTCGCGATAAAAAATACAGAAGCGGTAAATATATTTTTACTATTGATGATTATGAAGGGGATCTGAACGAGTTAAATGTAGGCTATGCAAATGATCAAGATACTAAATGTTACCATTTTATTGATTTAGATGATGGAAACATGTGTGTTCAGCCAAACAATTTGCTAAGATGGCATAATGCTGATTTTATAAAACCTTATGATAAAAAAAATCCCCCGAAGTTTAAGATCTTTAAAGATCAGTTGTCTTCGGAGGATATAGATATGACTTATGCTAAAAGCCCTTATTTATTCTATAATCATTTTTCAGAAGATCAGTCTTCTGGAGGGTGAGGGACTGGATTGCCGCTTTCTGGAAAAGGGAAAGTCGTATCTGTAACAGGGTGATCAATCCTGCCGGAAACGCTAGATTTTAAGGAATACCACCAGTTATTGCCAGAAGCGTAAGAATTAGAAATTTCTTCTATATTCCCTGACAAATAATCTGAAGTGATCAATGGGCTAAAACCTGTTGACCCATCTACATATTGAGACTCTATGCATTCGCAGCCATAGGAGTCTGTTCCACTATAAGTGCATGTTAAGCCTATTACTAAAGATGAGATCCCAGTTTTTAAAGAATTGTTCCATTCTGGGTCTAATCTGACAAAATTGTAGGTATAATCGCCTGAAAAATCTTGATGTGACATATATTTATATTAATTAACTTTGTAATAAATTACACTACTTTTTTAAAAATTGGATTACTAAAAGCTGTATATTTAAAATTTGTGTGTATTTTTTCGAATCCGTGCAAGAGTAAATTAAAATAATTCTCATATTTATCGCCCATACTTTCTAATGAAAAATATTGTTCTGCATAGGATCTGCATAACGAAGGGTTTAAATTCTCGCATATTTGAGTTGCAAAATAAAATTCGCTTGCGCTGCGACATCTGACGCCTGTAGTGTTTTGTATATTATATTCACTCATACCTCCCCAGTCAGTAGATATAACTGGGGTTCCAGAAAAAAACGCTTCTATCATAGTCCATCCGCATGGTTCAGCATATAAAGAAGGCATAAGTAAGGCTTTAGCTTTTGAGAGAAGTTTTGCTCGTTCTTCATAGCTCACCGTGTGAATAAATTCAGAATATGGGCATTGCTTATTTAGTTTATTTTTTTGATTTTGAGGCCCTACAAATTTTATTTTTGTTTTAGTTGACTGGGCTATTTGCTGTGCTATCTGAACACCTTTACAATCTACCATGCGTCCTAAATATAAAAAATAATCTTCTTTTTTGTCTGAAAAAATAAAATCGTCTTTTTCGAATCCCGGGGGGATAACGACATCGGCAAAAGTTGGGGTTTTTTTAGTACCTATGATTCTGTGCAGTTGAGCATAAGATTCAAAAACCCTATTCGCTGCAAAATCAGAGTCATAGCCTATGCTGGCTTCTACTATGAACCCTTTTTTTATTTGATCGCAACAGTCTTTATGACCAAAGCCCCAAAAAGCTAAAACAAAATCTGTGTCATTTATATTTTTGTTTATAATTTTAGCAGAATTAATATTGAATTTTTTGTGAGTTTCATTTTGAGTATTTTGGCCGTACATCTCTTTCCAAGTGTTACCTCCATAATCTTCATTGTAGGTTTTGGCGTCTATAACATCAAAATGTTTAGTGCAAGGCACATTTGATTCAGGGTGGCCATAATGATAAACTGTATGACCTCTTTGTGTCATTTCTTTGCAAAACTTATATACCTTTTGAACGAAAGCACATAAAGTTATCTCCTTTTGAGTAGGATACATTGGGATAGATAACACATGAAATATCATATATTATAATAATAAAGTGTAAAATCTTTATGTCAAGTGTAATATATATAAAAATATGACCAAACGTAAAAAGGTGGAGCAAGAGTCTGAGGCTACGGTTCTGGAATTCCAGAATAAATATAAATTGGCATTAAATAAGTTCGAATTATCAAAAAAACAAAAAGAATTTTTAAAAATAGCTTTTGATAAGAATACTAAGATGATTTTTGTTTTAGGTCCTGCTGGTAGCAGCAAAACTTTTATAGCTACTTATGCAGCATTGCAATTGTTCAATATGGACAATCTATACGATATTTTTTATGTTCGAACTATAGCTGAAAGTGCGGAAAGAAGTTTAGGTCATTTGCCGGGAGATATGAATGAAAAATTTAATCCTTTTGCTATGCCTTTAGAAGAAAAACTTAAAGAACTAATTAAAGAAGATAGAATTAAGATGTTATTTGATGAGGGGATAGTTAGTTGTGCTCCTATTAATTATTTGCGTGGAGCAAGCTGGAGGGATAAGATTGTATTAGCTGATGAAGCTCAAAACTTTACAAAAAAAGAATTAATCACATTAATAACTCGTATAGGCGAAAATGCTAAATATTTTATTTGTGGAGATTTGATGCAATCAGATATAAATGGTAAAAGCGGCTTAAATGAAATAGCTAAAAATTTCGATGACGAAGATTCTAAAAAGAATGGTATACATGTCTTTAATTTTGGCAAAGAAGATATTTTAAGAAGTGAAATACTTAAGTTTATCATAACTAAACTTGAAAAACTAAAATAATTAAAAATAATATTAAGAGTATGGCTAGTTTATTTTGTACAGAATGTGGGAGCAAAAATTTGTATACGCTCAATAAACCTAAGTTTTGTCAATCGTGTGGTAATTCTATTGGTTCATCAATCTCTAGGGCTAAAGTTAGTTCTCTTGAATCTAAACATGTAGGACTTGAGGAAGAAAGCGAATCATTTCGCAACATTTCTAAATTAGATTATGATGTAGATTATAGTAGCAATCAGGTTACCTTAGGAGATGTTTTAAGTAACCCGATGAATCCGAGAGAACTTAACTATAACGATAAAAAAATCAAAGGTTACAAAAAAATGTCTAAAAAGATTTTTGAGGAAGAATCTACTTCTGAATGCGGATCTAGCCGTCCTAATAATATTGATGGGGGATAAGCTTTACACATACGAAGATAAAACGGGTGTTGTTGATAACGAAATTAGAAAAAGATTTTACAAGTGGCATTTAAATGCTTTAGCTTGGTTAGATTTTGAAGATGTATCCCAGATGATACGAATTCATATTTTTAAAAAATGGGGGCAATGGGACCAATCTAGGCCTATAGAACCATGGATAAATAAAATCATCTCTAATCAGATGAAAAATATTCTGCGAAATAATTATTCAAATTTCGCAAGGCCGTGTTTAAACTGCAAGTATAATCAGTCTTATTCTGAGTCTGATCATAGTTTGTGTGGGTTTACGTCTAGCGGTATGCAAAACTCTGAGTGCCCAGATTATGCGAAGTGGGAAAAAAGCAAAAAAAACGCATACGATATTAAAGTCCCCGTTCCCCTAGAAAACTCTTCTTACAAAAAAAGCTCCGCATTTTCTGATCATGCTTGCATTTTAACCGCAGCAAAAACCTTGCACAATTTAATGAGAAACTTTTTAAATGATAGACATTATATTATTTACAAAATGTTATTCGTAGATCATTTAGATGAAGAGGTTATAGCTATGACTTTAGGTTATAAAACGACAGAAAAAGGCAGAAAAGCTGGATACAAACAAATAAAAAATTTAAAGAATCTTTACAAAAAAATAGCTAAACAACTATTAGAAAGAAATGATATATTTTTATGAATAACCAAATGGCATCGCATTATCGACTTTCTAAAGAAGAAAAGCAGAAAAGTCTAGACTTATTTAAAAAACATGATGGAAATTTGATCAAAGTTATTAGAGAGTTGTGGAATAGCCCAGATGAAAAAGGCACTACTAGTAGGGGGAGAGCGATACGAGAATTCTGGATAGAACAAGGCTTAAAGTATAGAACAAAAGTAAAAGAAAAAAAAATAAAAACTTCACCTTTACCACCTCAACCGACAATAAAAACAACAACGCATTCTGATTATGCTGAAAAATCTGACGCTAAACCTTTTTTATCGTTAGAGGAGCAAGAGTTTATAAAAAGACACTATACTCCAGATTTAACAAAAAAAGAAGTTGCTAAAATAATTTGGCCAGAAGAATCTAAACGTAGAAAGTTTTTTGAAAGTCAAAAATTTGTTTTAATGTCAGAATTTATTAATAGTGAATTTGATCAAATAAATTTAAGAGATGAAGTCGTAGCGGAAAAATATTCTCCACCAAGAGCTTTGACTACATTGATAAGGAGGATAAACAAAATTATCATGAAAGAATTTGATATAGAAAAAATATCCATACAAGATAGAAAATGTTTGGAGAGGCTTTTAACATATCTTTCTGCGCCAAGATTTATACAGGTTATCAATTCTTATATTACTAAAGAAGCTAGAGATTTATTTGAAAGCGAATATATTCGTAGCTCTTGGGATAAGCCAGACTTAACATCAGACGAGTTAAATTTGTATATTAATGTTTGTATGGATTATGTTAACCTTAGAGAAATAGAAATCCAAAAACAAAAATTGAATCAAATGTTTGACGAGACTGAAGGGCAAAACGATTTAACTATGAGACTAACAGAGATGTTAAAAACTAAAGCTGAAGAATATAATCAATGTACAAATCGTATAGATAAAATGCTTGCTAAGTTAAATGGAGAACGCTCTAAAAGGATTCAAAATCAACATCAACGAAATGCCTCAATCATTTCTTTAGTTCAATTGTTTCAAGATGAACAAGAAAGGAAACTAATGATTCAGATGGCAGATATGCAAAAGAAAGTTGTTTATGAGGAAGCGGATAGGCTGGAGCAAATGTCGGATTGGAAAGCTAGAGTTTTAGGTATAAGTAAAAATGATGCAATATGAATTAAGCTGCAAAGTTTGCGATAAGCCTTTTGCAAAATTAGGATCTTTACACAAACATATCAAGCAACATGATATGCATTTGGCAGAATATTATGTTAAGTTTTATGCTCGTAAAAATTTATTAACTGGAGACCTTTTACCTTTTAAAGATGTCGAGAGTTATTTTAATAAAGATTTTACAAATAGAATTCAAATGAATAAGTGGCTTGAACAACTAGACCCTTTAGATGCTCAAGAATACATTCAATCCAAAATACTTAGAAGGGTTTATGATAAAAAAAGAAATTTTTTACCTTTCCATTTGGAGCTTGAGCACTGCTTTTTGCCTAAACTAGATATTATAAAAAAGATGTTTGGCAGTTACTCTCATTTCGCTAAATCATGCGATTTAGATTTAATGTTTGACAAAAATATTCCGTTAGATTTTTTCGATGGAGATTTGCCTAAAGATATAGAAATAGCAATAGATACTAGAGAACAAAAACCTTTAGATTTTAAATTTAACACAAAAAAACACAAATTATCTTTTGGAGACTACACTTTGTTAGGTGATCATTATAGTTATACATTTGTAGACAGAAAATCTTCAAATGATTTCTGTGGAACTTTAACAACAGCTAATCTAGATAGGTTTAGAAGAGAGATTCAGTTAACGCAAGACATGGACGCATACATGTTTGTAGTGGTAGAATCTTCTTTAGATAAAATTATAGCGGAACAAAAATACTTTAAACGCAAAGCTAGTATAGATTACATATTAAAAAATATGCGAGATATTATGTATGATTTCCCTAGAAGATGCCAGTTTATTTTCACGGGAGGAAGAAAAAATTCAAAATTCTTGATTCCACGCATATTATATTACGGAAAAGATTTATGGGGGTCGGACCTTCAATATTTTATAGACCATGAGTTGGCAAAAAGGAAATCAAAATAGACCGCCGTCAAAAATAAGGACTAACGAAGAATTATTATCTTTAGAAGGTTTTTTAGAAGAGCATGAATCAAAACTTGCTCTTTATGAATTTTTAAGAGGTAATGTTTCTTTCGCTGCAGATTTAATATTTGGAATTAAGTTATTTCCGTTTCAGCATATGGCCGTAAAGTCTATGTTTGAGACTGATTATTTTTTAGGTGTTTGGAGTCGTGGAATGTCAAAATCTTTTTCTACGGGTATTTATGCTGCATTAGATGCGTTATTAAACCAAGGGGTAGAAATAGGTATAATCTCAAAATCTTTTAGGCAGTCTAAAATGATTTTTAAAAAAATAGAGGATATTGCCGCTAAACCTGAAGCAGCTTTTTTTAAACAGTGTATTACTAAAGTTTCAAAAGGTAACGATGAGTGGTTGATGGAAATTGGTAGAAGTAGAATACGAGCTTTACCTTTAGGTGACGGTGAAAAATTGCGAGGTTTTCGTTTTCAAAGAATTATTATTGATGAGTTTTTATTGATGCCAGAAAGGATTTATAATGAGGTTATAGTCCCGTTCTTATCTGTGGTTGAAAATCCTACTCAAAGGCAAGAGGTTCATGGTCTAGAAAGCATGCTTATAGAGCAAGGTAAAATGAAAGAAGAGGATCGTTTTATATGGCCTAACAATAAATTGATAGCTTTATCTTCTGCATCTTACAAATTCGAATATTTATATAAACTTTATAATCAGTTCGATTTTTTAATAACTCAGGAAAACAAAAGAGATAAAGCTTCTCGGTGCATTATGCAATTTGGTTATGATTGTGCTCCTAATCAATTATACGATCAAAACCTTGTTAATCAAGCTAAAGCTACAATGAGTCAATCTCAGTTTGATAGAGAGTTTGGAGCTGTTTTCACCGATGATAGCTCTGGTTACTTCAAGACTAGCAAAATGGCCTTGTGCACAGTGTCTGAGGGCGACTATCCGTCTGTGGAAGTAAAAGGAGATGCGGGAGCTAAATATATTTTAGCATTCGATCCTTCTTGGTCTCAAACAGAGGGTTCAGATGATTTTGCTATACAAATTTTAAAAATACACGATGAAGAAAAAAAAGCAACTGTGGTTCATAGTTATGCTTTATCAGGAACATCTTTAAAGCATCATATATTTTATTTTAAATATTGTTTAGATAATTTTAATATAGTTCAAGTAGTTGGTGATTACAATGGAGGGGTACAATTTATACAAGCATGTAATGAAAGTGAAACTTTTCAATCAAAAGATAAAAAACTTAAAACAATTGATGTGTCATTCGATAATCCCGAAGATTACCAGTCGGATTTACGTAAATTCAAGGTGGAGTATAACAATTCAGATGATAAAATTGTTTATTTGAGAAAGCCAACCAGCAAATGGATCAGGCAGGCAAATGAATTACTGCAGGCGAACTTTGAGCATAGACGTATATTTTTTGCTTCTAGAGCTATAGATGAAGCCTACAGTAAGCAAAGAAATAAAAGTATACCTATTGATAAATTAAAGTTTTTAAGAACATCTGATGAATCTAAACAGTCAGCATCTGCAAAAATGATAGATTTTATTGAGCATCAATCTGACATGTTAGATTTAACTAAGAATGAGTGCGCTTTAGTTCAAATAACTACGACAGCCCAAGGTACCCAAACATTTGATTTGCCTCCTAATTTAAGAAGGCAAACTGGCCCAGATAAAGCTAGAAAAGATTCGTATTCTGCTCTTGTGTTAGGAAACTGGATGGCAAAGATACATTTTGATTCAAATGATAAAGGGATAGAAGATGCTTTCGAAACTTTTACTCCTATGTTTATTAATTAGTTGAAAGTTACATTTTAACTTTTATTATACTTTATAAGGAACTTTTATTCAACTTTGTGTAATATTATAAGATGTCAAAAAGAAAATATACAAAACGATCTGACTACTGGGATAAATTCAACACCCATAAAGGTCAACCATTGTCAGATATGTTTGAGGCTAACGCTAACCAGCAGGCTAACCAATATGAGCCTCAATTGGTAGGAGAGCCTTTTTATGCTTACGAATCTAAAGCTTACAGTAGAACATCTGTTAACGGTAATGAAGTGGCATCAAGAAGAAATAACGCAGCTATAGGTCCTAAAATTTTTCCATATGCGAATATTAGAAATGGTATGTCGCCATATAATTATGGTATTGATGGCGTTAATGTCAGGGATGCTATAGAGCTGTGCCAAAAAGCTTATTGCAATATCGCTATTTTTAGAAATTCTGTTGATATGATGTCGGATTTTGCTAATTCCACTTTGTACTTAGAAGGTGGCAGCGCAAGATCTAGAACATTTATTAATGCTTGGTTAAAGAAGATTAAAATTTGGAATTTAAAAGATCAGTTTTTTAGGGAGTATTATCGTAGTGGTAATGTATTTCTTTATACTATTGATGGAAAGTTTAATTTAGAAGATTTTACGAAACTTAGAAATATTGGTTTGATTGGTCAGGTCAATAAGCTGCCAATTAAATATATCCTTTTGAATCCTTTTGATATGGCGGCGAAAAGATCTACATCTTTTGAAAACGGGTTGTATGAAAAAATATTGAGTGAGTATGAGTTGGAGCGCCTTCAAAACCCGAAAACAGATGAAGATAAAGAGCTTTATAAGGCGTTAACTACAGAGATGCAAAAGAAAATAGATAAAGGTGGATATTATACCGATGGTATGAAAGTCCGCTTAGATCCTACAAAATTGAGGTATTCTTTTTACAAAAAACAAGATTACGAACCGTTTGCTGTGCCTTTTGGCTTTGGAGTTTTAGATGATATAAATTTTAAGATGGAGATGAAGAAGATAGATCAATCTATCTGTCGAACCATTGAGAACGTTGTATTATTGATAACAATGGGAACAACTCCTGATAAAGGTGGGGTTAATCCTCGTAATATCACAGCAATGCAAACTTTATTCCAAAATCAGAGTGTTGGGAGAGTTTTGGTTAGTGATTATACTACAAGCGCAGAATTTATTATTCCAGATCTTAAAAAGGTTATTGGTCCTGAAAAATATGAAGTTGTTAATCAGGATATTAAAGAAGGTTTACAGAATATAATCTTAAATCAAGAAAAGTTTGCTAGTACAGAAATTAAAGCTCAAATGTTTTTGCAACGTTTAAATGAAGCGAGAGAGGCTTTTCTTAATGATTTCTTACAAACAGAAATAAAAAAATTATGTAAGGATTTCGGTTTTAGAGATGTGCCACAAGCTAAGTTTGAAACTATAGACCTTAAAGATTCGGCTCAGGTTCAGCGTGTTATCACTCGTATGATGGAGCTTGGCATTCTTCCTCCAGAAGAAGGGATTAAGGTTATTGAAACTGGAGTTTTTCCAAAAGAAGCGGATTTAAGAAAATCTCAAGAACGTTTTATAGAGGATAGAAAAAAAGGATTTTACAACCCTATTGTTGGTGGTGTCCCATTCTACGAAGAAGAAGAAACTATTAAAACAGAAACTACAAATATACCTAAATCTCCCGGTAGACCAAGTGGTGCAAAATCTTTTGCAAAAGAAAAATATTCTGTAGATGGTATAAAGAATATAGTAGATCAAACGAATAAGCTTTATGCTTTTATAACTTCCGAAGCTAGGTCCTCTTTTAAAAAGAAAAGATTGAACAAAGATCAAAAATCAATTTTAGCTCGTATATGCGAAAGCATCATTGTCTCTACTGAGCAAAACGAATGGGAACAAAAGGCAAAAGCCTGTTTAAATGATAACAGTTTAATGCTAAAACTTGATACTATGAAAAAGGTTTCAGAGATTAGCGCCAACCACTTATTAGACGATTATGCCGCTGCGATTTTATACCACAGCAATAAAAATTCCAAATTGCAATAAAAAAGTGTAATAACCATAGATGGATCAATCAGAATTCAAATACAAAACAAGTTTCAGCTTTAGCATTTATGCGACAAATGATTTAGAAAATGATTTGTCTATTAGTTTGGCATCGTTGAACAATTTGCGCCCTTTGATTCCTAGCTCCGTAGATCTTGAAAAAAATATTGATTTAGTTGGCGTTGCTTTTAACGCGGCTGTTGTCAATAAGTTTAATAAAAACGGTGACGGAATAAACTCTGAAACTGCCGATGAAATTTTAAAATATTTTGTATATAAGCCTACCAATATAGAGCACAAAAAAGAAAAAGTCGTAGGTCATATCGTAAACGCAGGATTCACAGATTTAAATAATGATAAAATTTTAACTTCTAAAGAGGCTACTTCTCGCAAAAACCCTTACTACATTTCTTTAGCTGCTGTAGTTTATAAGACAGTCAACCCAGAATTTGCTAACGCATTAATTCAAGCTAGTGATCCTGAGAGCGAAGCTTACAATAAAATTTCTGCAAGTTGGGAGTTAGGTTTTAATGATTACCATATAGCTGTCGGGTCTACAGATTTAGAACAAGCAAGGATAATAACAGAACCAAATGAAATAGAAGGTATGAAAAAATATCTAAAAAGTTTCGGTGGATCTGGTAAACTAAGCAACGGAGACCCTGTTTATAGGTTAGTAACCGGAGAAGTTTTTCCTTTAGGTATTGGTTTTACTTCTAATCCTGCAGCAGATGTTCAAGGAATTTTTATAGAAAAGAACGACGATATTACTCTAAAAGATTCCGAAGAAAACGCTGATGAATCAAAAAAACAAACAATTTCTATAGAAAATAGTAGAAAAATTTCACAAAACAGTGAAAATAATGTAAAAATAAATAATAATACAGATATCATGGATACCCAAGAAATCATACAAGAGTTCGGGAAAATTCTTGATAGCAAGCTTTCTGAAAAAGCTGAATTCTCGCAAGAGGCTGTTGCTAGTATCTCTACCTTTGTCGCTGACAAGATTAGAGAAAAAGATGTAGAGTTCCAGCAGGAGCGCGACACCTTAGAGCAAGAGAAAATTCAAGCTGCTGAAGACGCTGAAAAAGCAAAAGCTTCTATCACTGAGTTGGAAGAGAACCTAAAAACTGCTCAAGACAGGATTACTGATCTTGAGGGTTCTATCGCTGCACAACAAGCAGAAGAAATTTTCAATAGTAGAATGGAAACTGTCGATGAAGGATTTGATCTTTCCGATAGTGATCGTGCTATTATTGCAAAAGAAGTTCAAGCGCTGGATAGTTCAGAGGCGTCTTTTGAGACTTATCAGGAAAAGTTAAATTCACTTCTTCATCATAAAAGTAAAGCTTTTAAGTTGGAGCAAGAAGAACAGCTTTCCAAGAGAGTCGATCAAGAAGTTGAAAAACGTATTGCTTCTATCGAAGCTCCAGAACCAACGGCTACTCCTGAAAAGAAAGTAGAAGAAGTTAAAGCTTCTGAGACTGATGTCGAAGAAGTTTTAGATAGAGCAGAAGCTTCTGAAGAAGCTCCTGTTAATAACAATGGAGCTTCAGCTCAAGAAGAATCTCTTCTTGCAAAATTTAGCAAAGCTTTCAATAAAGAAAACATTCAAATTAAATATTAAAAATTATGGCACTTAGATTATTACCCTTCAGACAATATTCTGACAATGATGTGGTCAATTTGTTTGCAAACCAAACAGTTGACGCTACGCCTAGCACTAACGGAAACGGTAGTGCTGGAGTGATGGTCAAGGTATTAAGCGGCAATCTTAATAAAGACGTTATCGACTTGATCGATTCTAGCTATCTTGGAAAAACTGACTACCCCTTCTTGGGCGCAGATAAATATCCTACAGTAGCATTAAGAGCCACTGCTGCCACCGAAGACGCTCCCGTTCTCGGTGTAACCTTGAGACAAACAGTTGAAACCGACGAAAACGGTGAAAAACTCATCTATAATCCAGTTAAAAAAGACGAGCTTCAAGCTGTTCTTAGCGGACAGGCTGTGCCTGTAGCAACTAAAGGATTATTTACATTTGATGAGGCAGCTTTCGAGAAGGACGCAAATTTTGCTCCCGGTAATCTTGCTATTGTCTCTGCAAACGCAGGTAAACTCTCTGGTATTGCTTGGGCAAATACTTCAGGAGAAACCATTGTTGGTACCATTTTGGGAACTGGAAACAGGACTTCTCAGCTTGGTGTGGCTGATCAATTCGCAGGAACTGGCACAGCGCAATATGCGCTCGTACAGTTGGATTGCTCTTTAAGTAGCACTTATACTGCGTAATAAAAAGAAAGGACTTTAAAAATAATGAATATTACATTAAAAAGAACCGATGATCAATTGGAATTAGTCAAAGCGATGGCTTCACGTAACAGAGATGTTGCATATGCCGCTCAAGTCGCTTTAGCTGAATTTATTGGTCCAGTTTTGGCGGAAGTTATCAACAATGCTCCTACGATTAGTAATTTATTTACTTCTCTCCAGTTTAACGCTGATGACAACCCTTCCATTCCTTTGGACCTCTATCACGACATTTTCGACGAAGATTACATCAAAGTTTATAGCCAGTCTGTTGCTGGTGGTTTACCTACTAACTACGTGCAGCCAACTGCTGCTGAGTTAAAGTTCACCACTTACAGCTTAGATTCTGCTGTTTCTTTTGATCGTAAATATGCTTCTCGTTCACGTTTAGACGTTGTGGGCAAAACTTTCACAAGAGTTGCTCAGGAAGTTTTATTAAAGCAAGAAAGAACATCTGCTAATCTTTTGTTTACCGCTGCAGCTAACGCTAGCACTGGTACTAGCGGTGTTACTGCTGCTAATAAGCATGTTTTCCGTACTGCTCAAGCCAATAGATTCTTATTGGATGACTTGAACAAGTTATTCACTAAAGCTAAAAGAATTAACGCTTCTTTTGTCGGCGGTACTCCTAGTGGTGCTCGTCGCGGGGTAACTGACCTCTTGGTTTCTCCTGAAGTCGTTGAAAGCATTCGTGCAATGGCATACAACCCTGTCAACACTAAAGCTCCTAATGGTGCTGCTCCACATAATCAGACTGACGGTATCGCTTTAACAGATAATGTTAGGTCTGAGATTTTCTCTCAGAGTGGCTTGACTGAGTTTTATGGTGTTTCTATCATGGAAGT